ATAAGGCTGGAAGGCAATGAGCTGGTCGAGAGTCTCAGGTGGAAGAGCTGTCTCGAAGGGCTTGGCATGGTGGTCGAGGTTGTAGAAGTTGAAACGAGCCTCGAGGAACTTGTAGGTGGAAGGGTAGATCTCCGCAGGGTCTCTGTTGCCGGTGATGATGACAATGGGATCATTCAAGGCAATTGCAGAACTACCCTTGTAGGGATACTGGTAAGTGCCGTCGCACATCTGATTAAGAGTCGTCGCTGGCAGAGCATACTTGCCTCCTGAGTATTCGTCGAGAAGAACAAACTGAGAGTCCTTGGTGACATTGGACTGGAAGGATTCCTTGGTCGAGTACCACGAGCATCTGAATTTGGAATTGAGGTCCTTGAGCCAGGTGGTCTTTCCATAATTAGGACCAGTAGACCATACCCAGTAGTGTCGTTGCTTCCAAGTAGGAGGGAAGATCTGGAGGTGGAGCTGCCAAGGATTTGGAATAGCAGAGTCGCAAAGGGATAATTGACTGCGGTCTTCGTGAACGCGTAGGAGAGCTAAGCCCGTCACGAGTTTACTCAGGTTGTAGATCCGTGATGAGTCCTGTCGTACCCATTCACTGACTGACATGCTTCCTGAGATGACCTTGTCCAAATCCACGTTCTTGGAGCCGCGCAGCATGTAAGCCTGAACGTCGAAGTTACTGATGAAGTTCTTGTCCTTGGTGATGTACTGGATGACTTGTTTAACACCACGTGGAACCTGGTAGTTGCCCCTGTAAAGAAGCTCGTAGTCGAAGATGTTGGGGCCGAAGGAGATTCTCTTGGCGAGTTTGAAGTAGGCGTGAAGATGACGCTCGCCTGTCTCGTGGCGTTCCTCTGCCACCACGTACTCGACCACGTCGTAGCGCTGTTGAATCTCGAGGAGGTAGTCCTCCTTGGTGAGGTCGCCGCACTGAGGAAGGGTAACGAACCACGTCTTGGCACGATTGTTGTGGTTCCGCTTGCCGAGCATGCTGTCCGAAGTGTAGTCCGGGGAAGGGTCGCTTGAGTCGTCGGGAAAATGATCTGGAGCTTGAAGCTTGGATGGATGGATCATTTCGCTATGTAATATTATATAGCGAAATTACGATCCAAGATATACGAAGTTAATTAACGATCTTGATAACGATTGGAGGCCTTATGGAAATTAAAGTTTTTAATTAATGGAAGGCTAAGGAAATTAGTTGAAATTCTAATTAAAGAAATTAATTAAGCATTATTATCGGGCTGGTTTCCAACGGAGTAGAAGCGGTAGCCGAGTCTGGGTATGATGTCCCTGTAAAGGAAGTGCTGATCACAAAGCAATGAGGCTCTGCAGGTGAGTCTGAAGTTCTGAAGTTCCGGAGTCATCCAACGGAAGGCCAAGAGGAGAACTTGCTGGTCTGTACCGAGACTGGGGTAAGCAATGGACGTGGTGACAGCGGAGTTAAAGGGACCACCAACGCCACCGATGTTGGTATTGGTAGACTTTCCAGAAACCGAGCTGCCTGTATGCCGCATAGGGTCGACTTTGAAGGTGAAGTTGCCAAAGGCCTGAACGTCTGTTGAAAGCACAAGCTGCTTAGCCGTGGGAGCACTAGTGAGCATCTGGTAGTAGTCCACACCACTAAACATACGGCCGAAGTCGAGCACCGAATGGCCGGTTCCTCCTGAGTTCCGAAGGTAGGTCAAAGGCACAACATCAGCAACGCATTGAACCGACTGAAGAGTACTGACTTGAGCATTACCGCCGGCAGAGGGATTCACCCCAAAGGTGTCGATGTTGAGCCTGCCTGTAACGTAGGTCATGACGTACTTGAACTCCTGGTAGAGAGCCGACATTGCAGTAGCCTCCGTAGAGTTCCAGTTAGCATTGAAGAGACCATCGGTGTAGGTGAATTCGTCCATTTTGACCAAGGGAATGAACATGTAGCACTCCTGGATTCGGCCGGGAGTAGCAGCACCTGCAGCCATCAAATCGATTCTGGGATCGGACTGGTACTGAATCTTGACCCCCATTTGAGTAGAAAGGCCCGCAAAGGATCGAGTGCCCAGTTGATCATAAGTCCGCGGTTTGAAAGAAGCAAGCTGTCTGCCGATTCGAAGGGATCGTCTGGTAAGTGGGTACCGCTTTCTGTATTTTCCCGCTCGGCCTGTTGGTCGAAGTTTACGAGTTGATCGGTTCATTATAAATTAATTATGGCCGAGTTTAAATATCGCTATGGTAATTAATCCGGAAGATGATTGGCTGTTCGAATTAAAAAAGGTTAATTAGTCTTAATTAATCGGAGAAGGGCATATGGTCAAAAGACTGACAATGAGTTCGCTTGAGTTTTGGAGTTACGAAGGGATCGTTGCTTGGGTTGAACTCCGATGAGGTACTGAAGACTTCTGGATGTCTTGGTTGATAAGGCTGGAAGGCAATGAGCTGGTCGAGAGTCTCAGGTGGAAGAGCTGTCTCGAAGGGCTTGGCATGGTGGTCGAGGTTGTAGAAGTTGAAACGAGCCTCGAGGAACTTGTAGGTGGAA